TAGATATTGTTGGAATGGTCCAAACACCACCTAAGGGTTTAATTGAATATTCAGAATTTAACTTGTCTGCAATACGAGCTGTCCCTAAAAGTTCATAACTGCCATCTTCTTTTAGAATTCCCTTTGTATACCATTGAAAAATCAACTTTACAATTTCTGCTTCTCCCGGCTTAGGTTCCAGCCTATAACCTTTGGATTTTTTGTTCTTTACAATGGAATATCCAAATGGTGGTGTATGATGTATGTAATTACCTTCCTTGCAACTTGCTTCCATTCCAGCATGCAATCTTCTTTTAATAGTCTTATATTCTCTTCTTGACATATACAAGCCAAATTCAAAATATTCCTGATCAAATTCATCTGTGGGATTAAATGTTTTCATCGGGGTAATGATTAAGGTATTGGAATAAGTAAACGTCTTGGTAACTATTCCCTGATCAGAAGTATCACCACGGGCAAGACGCTCGATTTCCATAACAAGAACACCCTCCCATTTCCCATCAGATACATCATTGAGTAATCTCTGCATTTGAGGTCTTGCAGCAATGCTATCACCGGAAACAACCTCTTCATAGATTTCACCAATTGGCAAATTTTTCTTTTTTGCTAATTCAATTAATGTATCTCTATGACGTTTTAATGTTTCTCCAAAACCTTGCAGTTCTAACTCTCTATCAGCTCTGGATTTTCTTAAATAAATACAATAAGCCATAGTATATCACTCCTTTATATTTGATTTTATTAAAAAATGGGTACAAAAATAACACCCAGCCTTTGCCAGATGTTCCATTATGTGATACAATATGACTTGTCTAGGGTGATATTGTATCACTTGGAGCTGGTCCTTAGTGGCTGGCTCTTTTTATTTAAAATGTTATAGTTCGAGTAATTGTTTTTTCTTTAAATCAAATTCTGCTTGTGTGATGATTCCATCATCTAGTAAATTTTTGAATTTTCTTAGTTCATCAGCTGACGATAATTGTATATCTTTTTCAGAACTATTCGTTGATTCAATCATTAAATCAAATTCAGCCATAATATTTTGAGCATTTGCCTGTGCGGTTTTAAAAATAATGCTATTAGATTTAGTGGAAGTAACAGTCAAAAAATTTATAAGAATTTTAGGGAAAAATTCATTTTTTGTAACAACATTCAATGCATATTCCTTAATTTCGGTAACAACTTTTTTCTTCCCAGTAAGACCACCAACAACAGCACCAACACCGCCAAAAAGAATCCCACCAGCAACAGCTCTACCAACACCACCTTTAGTTATTGATTCACCATCCTGGATTAACTCATAAGAAACAACGTCATTAAAATTAAAAACAATATTTGATGTTCCATACATCCACAATTTGTGATTAGCATCAACTGAAAGCATTTTTTTGAAAGTTTTGGTTGGAGTAAAAATTTCAAGAAGCTCTTTGTTTTTTTCTGATTTAGATATGGCCATTCTAATTTCATCTGTTTTGTAATTTTTCCAAGACATTGTAATGATATATGGATAGCATTTGGAAATACAATCTTTACAAATATAACCATCTGCTAAACTTTTCTTTGATTCATTACAATTACATACAGTACAAGTAGTACGTTTACTAAATAATCCCATAGAAACCTCCTTCTAATCATTTATATTTTTAATCACACCAACTGAATTATATCCAAACTCAATGATGTAATTTTTGTGTTTTATGTAGCAACCATATTTATGCATATAAGCATTTATGGTGTCTGTCAGAAACTGCTCTGTTACGTTTAAGAATTCAGCAGTCTCATAAAAATTAGTGCAGTGGTTCTCATAAGCTGCAATAATGCTGTCTAGATTAATCAATTTCTGATACCCCCAAATCCTTGCTCTATGCTCCTGTTGGCGATTGGATGCAGAACTCATAGTTAATATATTTCCATTAGAAGTATGATGATGTCCCATTTCTTCTGCCAAAACACAACGTTTCTGTGTAGAGTTTTCCAAACTATCACTTATACCAACAACACCGTCACAATACAACCCTTTGATATTTGGGCTGTCAAAAGAATAATCTACAACTTTTATACCATCCTCGCAGGCTTCTGATTCTAATTGTTCTAACTGGTTCAAGAAATCACCTCCCCACTAGAGTATACTTTTTAAGGTGTCCCATAAAAAGGACTACTTTCTTTTATTCTTTACAAATTCAACGAAGTTTTTAATTTCTTCCATTTCTGCTTCTGAAAATTCCTCACCCTCAAAGTGTGCTGCAAGAGTGTTGACTTCTGGGAAAGGATTTGATGGTTTTCCCATTAAAAAATTCATATCAACGTTAAAAAAATCAGCAATAGTTTCTAAGGTTTCAAAATCAGGTTCTCTGTTTCCATTTTCGTACATACTAACAGTACTTTTTGAAATATCTAGCTTTTTAGCCAATTCCTGTTGAGTTAACCCTTCTCTTTTGCGTAAATATTTTAGCATATCAGAAAAATTATTCATAAGAAGACCTCCTTTTTTATATCTTAATATAAGTATACACGAAATGTGAAAAAAAACAACAAAAAAATCACAAAAAGTGGTTGACATAGGTACACAAAACGTGTACAATATAAGAGTAGCAAGGAGATGCAGGAAAGGAGAAAAGAAATGGAATACGAAGAAATGAATTTAGCAGAATTATTAAAACAAACGACAGAAGAAAATCAAACAAGAAAAATCTTAGCAATCTTGGAAGAAAGCGAAGATTTGGAGAAAGCAAAAGAAAAAGTAAAAGCCCTACTTAAATAACTAAGTAGGGCGGTAAATAACAAAGACACACAAGGGCGACACTTCTTAACATTCCTGCTAAGTCGCCCAAGTGATTAAATTAATTATAACATATTATTAAAAAAAGTAAAGGAAGTGATAAAGTGAATACAAAAGTTATAGGACAAAGACTAATAGAACTAAGAGGGGAACGTAAAAGAGAAGAAGTTGCAAACGCAATTGGTGTAAGCAAATCAGCTATTGCAATGTATGAAGCAGGTGAAAGAGTTCCAAGAGATCCTCTTAAATTAAAAATAGCTAATTACTATAACAAAACAGTAGAAGAAATTTTTTTTGCTGAATAAGTACACGATACGTAAAATATTATGGAAAGCAAAACACGATACGTAAAGAAAAAGAGGAGAAACAAATGGAAGATAAACAGAAAATATGCGATTTATTAGTACCAGTATTACAGGAAACAAGAGATTTTCAGGAATTGGAAAGTTTGAAATACAACAAAGACAACGAAACAGTTGTGGCGACTTTCTGGTACAGAGCAGTGAAAACTGCAAATGTTCATATGGATTCAGGAACATCAATGATTAGAGATATCATCGAACAGATTCGTTAATTTATCTTATAAAACTGTTGACAAACCTCGTGCCTACAGCACAAGGAAAACCTCGGTAAAAGTCGTATCATTATGATACCAAAACGAAAGGAGTACAGAATGATACAGACAACAATAAGAATACCAGTGGAGTTACACAAGAGGTTAAAGGAGCTGGCAAAGAAGAAAGGCTTAACAGTCAATGCCTTGATTGTGCAGGCGCTGTGGAAATTATAGGAGGATATACAATGACATTAAAATTCAAAAAGCACAGTAACGGCTGGAGCATTAAGAGAAAAAAAAGAGGACACGCAGACTACCAACCTTTTATTAGATGGTACAAGAACGAGCGGGCATTAAGAATTTGGTATCACACATTTTATACAAGAGATTTTCAGTTTTAGGAGAAACCACAATGGAAGATAAAAAGAAATAAAATATGGGCTGTGCTGGAACGTGATTAATAATTGTAATGGATTACTTCATCAAAATGTAAGTAGGAATAGGACAAATTCAAATAAACATATCTTAATTAAAAAGAACAAAAGGAGGTTAGGGGATGGTAGTAGAGGAATTTAATATCGGAAGAACACAAATCATCATTCATGATGATTGCATAGTGTCTAACGAAAAAGCAGAAGAAATTTTAAAGAGATTAGGGAATACTTTCCATAATTATAATCTACGCAAAAGAGAAAGGGGTGATTTAATTGGTGGGAGCAATTAACAGCTTAAGAAACTTAAGGCAGACCTGCATTAAGTATTCAGGAAGTTGTAAGAGCTGTCCCTTGGGCAGACAGATGAACATTAATAACACTATGTGTCCGCATCTGACTAAGCCAATTAGTTGGACGGATGAAAAGACTACCGAAATGGTTGGAAAGATTGGAGGATAAAAGATGATTAAGGTAACAGAAACAGAATTACTGCTGGAAGGAAATTTTTTGAGCATATTTTCAGAAACAGCATGCATACTTAGAAGTGTGCATAAAAAAACGATTGATGTGTTTGGACCAGAGTATGGCGAAATTATATATCAAAAAATAATCGCATCGGCAGATATGGATGAAGAGGACATTGAAAAGGAACTTGAGAAGATGAAAACAGAAAGAATAAAAAATCTTAATGATCTGTTTTCAAAGTAAAGGAGCAAAAGATGGAAGCAAACAGACTTGGAGTGAAAGAAATTAAAAGAAAAAAAGAGCCTGAATATACACCACTACATTCAAGCTCTCACAAAAACAATACACCTAAAGATTACCACATTATGGCTGAAAAGTACAGAGTACTTAACGGATTCAAGAACGTGGTAATAGGAGTAATAACAGGAGCAGTGATGTTAGTCAATGGCTGGATTGAGGTAGACAGCAAGGCAGGGCAGTTACTTGTGGCTCTGGGAATGGTGATACTGGTTACATTGATGAT